GCCTTGCATGAAGCCAGTTTTAAGTCTTATTACCCTCTCATTGGCCTTTACTATGCCCATTTTTATTAAGTCTGTGTCAACTTTCCTTCCCTGTATGGAAGCAACCAGATCAGATAAGAGGTCGTTATCAAAGATCAGATTTGAGTTGAAGTTGTTTTTTATAATGGTTCTAACTACTCCATCAGGTAGCAGTATCATCTTCTTATTCCACAGTCGCAATATCCTTATAATAGCATTGTGCATGTACTTGGGTAGTAACGTTAGAAGCATTATTGTAAACTTTTGAGTCATATGTCCATTGCTCCACCTTCTGGCATCAGCAGATGTATTTGAGTTAATTACATACTTGATTCCAGGTTTGGACTTCATAAGTTCTGCCACCTGACTATGTTGTATGTGTATTCCGTGTTTACTGTGAGGATTAGTCATGAGTTCAGAAGGGAAGAATGAGCAGATGGTTCTGCTAATGGTCTCTACCAACTTCTGGATAAACCTAGCGTCAATCTCTAGAACATATATTTCTCTTATACCTCCATGTTGGGATTTCCTAAAAATGTCAATTTTAATTACTAGTTTTCCCTCAAGAGTATCTAAACAGGCTTTCAAGAAATGGAAAGGCCGCTTCTGGAAATCATTGTTTAGTTTTCCGAAAACAGCTTGGATGGCTTTATGTCTATGGTAAGCTTCAAACTTTTTTGGCATAGGTATGTGTCTACTATCAAAAGTTGATGAAGCACTCAGAGTTGCAAAATCCTCAACCCTTATCTCAGCTATGGCTTTGAGAACATCATGCTCTATCACACATGATGAGCCACTGCCAATTAGCTGTTCCAGTTTTGCTTTAGCTCTAAGAGTGGCAACTTTTATGTGGTTTGCATCAAATTCAAGGAACCTCTCATCCCCTGGCTCTAGGTGCTCAGTTCCTTTTATGTACTCTTCTCGAGTGGCTTTTAGTTTAATTTCATCCTCTAGAATCTTGACAACTAACTGGAATGCCGTATTGTCTTCAGCAGTCTCATCCTTATTTTTTCCATAGCCTAAATAGAACAACTCAATTAGGTCTCCGGGATCACTGAGGGGTTGATTAGTATATGGATTCCTCATGTTCTTCCAGACTATATTAACTTCTTCTTCTGTCTCATTAGGATCTGCAATCCTCTCTATGACCGGAGCGAAGCCACCTACATCACATATCCGGTTAGCCTCAGCTAATAGTTTCTTGGTCAGCCATAGCTGCAACCTACTCCTCACGACTTTAGGAAACTTGCTTAGTGTCTTGAAGCAATCAGGTAACCTAGGGTAAGTTGTCATTCCCTCCATGGCTATATACCTCA